GCGTCGAAGAAACCCACAGGAACGCAGCAGGTTGAGCAGGTGCCGACATCGGACCTGATCCCATACGCACGCAACGCACGCACGCACAGCGACGCGCAGGTGGCACAGATTGCCGGCAGCATTCAAGAGTTCGGCTTTTGCAATCCGGTTCTGATCGACAAGGCGAACGGCATCATTGCCGGGCACGGGCGGGTGAGGGCGGCAGACCTGCTGAAGCTCCAGACGGTCCCGTGTATCCGACTGGACCACCTGAGCGACGCACAAAAACGGGCGTACATCCTGGCGGACAACCGGATCGCCCTGAGCAGCGGCTGGGACGAAGCCATGCTGGCGAATGAACTGCAGGACCTGCACGCGGATGACATTGATTTGGGGCTGACTGGATTTGATGCGGAGGAGTTGGGGAAGTTGCTGGGATACGACGCGCAGGAAATCGCACCGCCCGAACTGGCCGAAGGCGACCGTGAGCCGTTCCGGCAGATGACGTTTACGGTGCATGATTCGCAGTTCGAGGCGATCGAAGCAGCATTGAAGAAGGCGAAAGCCGCGGGCGGGGGATCGTCGGAGGTGAACGAGAACAGCAACGGGAACGCACTGGCGGCGATATGCGAGGCCTTCAATGGGTGACGCAAAGCGAATCATCGTAAAGCCGATATCTGCGAAGGACGCCAACCGCATCGTCCAGAGCCTGCACTACAGCGGCAAGACCGTGCAAAATTCGCAGTTGCACTTAGGCGTATTCTTGGATGGCAAGTGTGGCGGAGCGATGCAATTCGGGCCGTCATTTGATAAGCGAAAGATTCAGGGGCTAGTGCGTGGTACGCTGTGGAACGAATTTATTGAACTGAACCGCATGGCGTTTGCGGACTGGCTGCCGCGCAATGGCGAAAGCCGGGCGTTGGGGTTTGCGTTTCGGTGGATGCGGAAACAATACCCGCAGTTGAAGTGGTGCGTGTCGTTCGCGGATGGCACGCAATGTGGAGACGGCACGATTTACCGGGCGAGCGGTTTCGCGCTAACAGGGATTACACACAACAATTCTATTATCGAGCTGCCAAGCGGAGAAAAAGTGGCAAGCATGACATTCACAAAGGGCAGTCATATTTTGAAGCAAAACGGGCGTGCAGGAATTCCAGAGGGAAGCAAGAGGTTGCCGGGCTTTCAACTCCGCTACATCTACTTCATCGACCCAACCGCACGCGAACGCCTCACAGTTCCAATTCTTCCGTTCTCAGAGATTGACCGGCGAGGGGCGGGCATGTATAAAGGAAAACCTCGCGTCCGAAGTGTTGATAGCGACACGTCAGGCGACCAGCCTGAAGAGGGCGGTGCAAATCCGACCCGGACGCTTTCTGGAGATCAGCCGTGAATCTCAAAGGCGGGCAAGTCCCGCCGGCCGCCTGCGGTAACAACGCTGACCCGATACTTACCGGGACAGCGAGCGGCGGCGGCGGCGGCGGATTCAGATTCAAACGCCTGCTTTCCGTCGCGGAAGCAAAACGAAACATTGTCGAATGTTGCCAGCTTGAAATACGGAAACGTGGCGGCGCGGCGGGCGTGTGGCTTCATGGTGGAAATCTCGTAAAAAAACGTAATGGATGGGTGAATGCAGGCGGGGAGCTTTATGCGGTTTTTGCTGGCCGCCCTGCCTTGCGTGGACCAGCTTGCAAATACGCCGCAACATCGGCCTCTGTAATCATCCAGACGTGGCCAAACTTCCGTCCTAGCCTGCCAGTGCGGCACAGCTTGCGAACGCGGGATTGGTCAATACGCAAACGGCAAGCGACTTCAGCAGTAGTCAACGTGTTCACGGCAAAAACTCCAAGCAAGAGGAAACAATCAATTCACCGGCGACAGGCTTTCCGGCTTCACAGCGCACCACGCGGAATCAAAATCAATGTGGATGAATCGACCGTATGACGGAATGCGAGCGAACCCAATTACGCGGTACGGACCGAAGGTCAATCCGTAATCGTTTGTGAACATGACCTTATCGCCAACCGCGTAATCACACGGCACGGGAGGGGTAGTCAGCATGTCGTTATCAGCAAGAAACTTGTCGCGGGCAAACATTGGATGGCCTTTCAAGAAACCCGGGCAGGGTGCCCGGGCGTAATGTGAAAACTCAAACACTTGTCGCGGGAAGCAAAAAATGAATGCCCGGCACGCCGTAGGTTTCGGACTCGCCGCCATTTGGATCAACGCCGCAGTATGCAACACAGCAATCGCCCAAGCCATGCCCGCAGTCCTGATTCCACCATTGGCGACCTTGGTAATAACTTCCGCAGCAAGTACAGCACAGCCATTTGATTGGCTTGGCTCGCTCGCTTGCGAAATCGTCAACGCGAGCAGCCTGCTTACAGCCGTCGAGAATTTTGAGCATTGCTTCAGCGGCTTCGCTGGTAGAAATGATGATCGTTTCACACATGTTGATGACTCCACAAAAATCGAAAACAGAAGTAAAGCAAAATGCCGGTTGATATCTCACGGAGCAACGGAGGCAGACAGGTATCCGGTGGCAAGCTCGGCTGCCATGTTCTCAGCCACCCATGTCTTCAGCCACCTCTTCGCGGCTGTCAGCGTATGCAGTCCCGGGCAAAATACGACTTTCACAGTCTTGCAGTTGCAATTGTCGTGAATCTCAAACGCCCAGGAGCCTTTGCCAGATGGCTGTTTGCCGTGAGACAGAATAAACGCAGTGTGACTGATGGCGAGTTTCATGTTTCGAACCTTTTGCTTGAGTGTGATTGGTCAGGCGTCGTTTGCCTGATGCGGGGAATATATCCTATGATCGGAACAAGAAAAGAGCAGTCTACAGGAAATCCGGAAAGATTTTCGAAAAAGAAAAATGTCGTATGACAAGCGAGGAGCAAACACAATGACCGAAACCACACTGCTGACTGATCCGGGGCACACTCGCAAGGATCTGCGGGAGGTCGAAACGGCAATCCGCAAAAGCTGGCAGATTCCTGATGCGCTGTTTGAGCGGGCCGGAATTGTGATCGGGCAGATATTGGCTACCGGAACCAATCGCGAAAAGAATGCAGCAGCGCGGGTGTTGATTGCGATGAATGCGCAGAATCATCCATTGCCAATGCAAAACACCGCCCCAGTGGTCAACGTAGGAGTCCAGGTGAATGGCAGCGGCAATACTGACGCCGGACGAACTCTCGCGTCTGCAATCGCTGAGCGAATCCGAGCTAACCGAATTTCTCAGCAGCCTGCCGGATGACGTTCTGCCGATCGTTGCAGCCGAGATTGACGGGCTGCAATTCACGGACAACTACGCCAGCGACCGAAGCCGCAGAAACGCCGAAGCCATCAACGCGAAAACGGCAGCCGCGCAGGAAGTCGGACCACTGCCACCGGTCGCGAATCAGACACGGCGGGACCGCTGCAAACGAGATCTGCTGGACTTCGCACTGACCTATTTCAAGAGCACGTTCTACATCGAGTTGGCACCGTATCAGGTGGCAATGTTCGAGCGGTTTCAGGCGGTCATTCTGGGCGGTGGACGTGAGGCCCATGCAGTCAGGCGAGGCGGGCTGAAGTCGACATGCGCCCGTGTTGCTGCGATCTGGGCGGCGGTGTATGGTCACAGGCGTTTTCTCGTTCTCACCGGAGCGACGGACGACAAGGCCAGCGAGCACAGGGAGAACTTTTTCAATCTGCTGGCATCGTCTGACATGCTGGCACAGGACTTCCCCGAAGTCGTGCCGCTGATTCTGAAGTCGAAACAGCCAAAGCGACAGTTTAGGTTGAACGGAAAACTGTTGACCCTACACGCGAAGGACGACCGCGGGCGGATCGTGTTCCCTGACATTCCGGGCAGTGAATCGTCACAGGTGCACGTGGCGCCATTCAGCCTGATGGCAACGGACGTTTCCGGGTTGAGTTACATTCAAAACGATGGGCGGGTCATTCGCCCGGATCTAATCATATTTGACGACGTTCAGACACCGCAGAGCAGCACCAGCCCGAGCCAGACGGATGAACGCGAGGACCTCATAACAAAGACCTTCATGGGGCTGGCTGGGCTGGGCGTTGAGATGGCGACCGTCATGGTGTGCACGGTGCGAGCACATCAGGATCTGACAGAGCGATTCATGGACCGGAAGAGACATCCGGATTGGCACGGCAAAGTCTGGAAATCGGTCCTGCGAATGCCGGAGCGAATGGACTTGTGGGACCGTTACGCGGCACTGCTGGGGACAGGCGAAACACCAAAGGACGGCAAAGCAGCGGCACAGGAATTCTACGCACGCAACCGGGCCGATATGGACGCAGGGGCAAAGGTGGCGTGGGAACATGACAAGCTGCCGGAGGAGTTGTCCGCGCTGCAGTCTCTGCTGACAATCCGCGCCGTCGATCCGGAATTCTTCCAGCGAGAAATTCAGCAGGAAGGCGGAGTGGTTGCCGACAAGTCCGGTGTTCGATTGGACAGTCAGGCACTGTTGCCAAGATTGTCACAGGTCGAACGCAGCCGCATTCCGCAACAGGCCAGCTACACCACCGCATTCATCGACAGCTCCGATCAGGTGTTGTGGTACATGGTCTGCAGTTGGGAACGCGACTTCAGCGGCTGCATTGTGGACTACGGCACATGGCCGGATCAGGGCAGGCCAATTTTTTACAAGTCCGATCTCGCAAGGCGGCTGAGTCAAGACAAACCGGGCGTGTCGTGGGAAGAGGCGTTTGTTCATGCCCACAATTGCCTTGAGGCAGATTTGCTGCAACGATTTCCACAGCTCGATTTGATCCTGAAGGACTGGAGCGACGGAGAACAAAAGCCGCGCATCCAGTCGCAGGTTCTGGCATCGGCAAACCGCACGCGCATCAGGCCGTCAAAAGGATTCGGGCCGAAGCCCGGACGGAAGCCGGTGCACCTGTGGGGCGAGCCGCAGAAAGATAGACAGACCGGGCAATACTGGGTGGAGCGTCGAGCGGATCATCCGGTGCACGTCCAGTACGACGCCAACATATGGAAGTCTCACGCAGCCCGGCGACTGCTGACCACACCCGGAGCACCTTCGGCGGTTCTGCTGCCGGGCACGGACGAGCGGGCGAATAGATTGTTGGTGGAGCATTTAACGGCGGAGATCCCAAAAGCCATTTCCTATGACGGCGCACATGGTGTAGCATGGGAGCAAACACCCGGAAGAGACAACGACTGGTGGGACTGTTTCGTGGGGTGTTGCGTGGCGGCGTCGATCTGTGGTGTGGGCATGAGTGGTGAGCAGGCACAGAGACAGGAGCGGCGCAAATTTTCGTTACCGGGGGGTGTGCGATGACGGAATTCCGCAAACAGGGCGACGGCTTACGCTGTCAAAAGTGCGGGGCTGAATTGCAGTCAGTCTACCGTACGCGGCAGACTGCTGGGTTCGTGCTCCGGGAGCGATTGTGCCCGTCCTGCAACACACTTCACACAACCGGCGAAAGAATCTTGAACGCACGACCGCGATTTGAGAAGCGGCGGTTTTCCGATCCTTGTGAGTGATTGTTGCCACCGGTAGCAGGTGAGCGGTTGCAGGCGTCTGGCGTGGCGTCAATCATGCGAGCATGACCACACCTGCCGAACAACTCGAAGTGGAAATGACCAAAGCCGCGAGCGTCAGCAATGACGGCGTCACGGTCACGCGCCGCAGTTTGTCCGAGCTGATTGAGTATGAAAAGCACCTTGCCAGCAAAGAGGCTATCGCCAGCCCCGTCGGTGCCCTGAAGTCGATGATCCTCCGCATCGTCCCGCCTGGAGGTCATTGAGTGAGCCGCAGACGCCGATACGCCAGCACGTCAACCGCAGTCGCCACCGCACCGCGAACGCCGCAGGTGCGGGCGAAGTTTGACCTAGCGCAGACCACACCCGAGAACCGCAGGCACTGGACGAACGCGGACGGGTTGGCGGCACGCGCGGCAATGTCCCCGGCGGTCCGTCGAGTCGTGCGAATCCGCAGCCGATACGAAGCGGAAAACAATTCGTGGTATGCTGGCATCCTTCGAACGGCGGTCAATCACATTGTCGGAAGTGGACCGCGGTTGCAGGTGCTGACGCAAGACGCCGCAGCGAATCAGCGTCTGGAGTTGGCGTGGCGTCGATGGGTTGCACGTGTTGATTTCGGCGAGATGCTGCGAACGGCTGTGGAAGCCTACTGGCGAGATGGCGAGGTGTTCGTGATGAGATCCGAACGGCCGCAGTGGTATCCGCTGCCGTTGGATTTGCGGACGCTGGAGGCCGATCAAATTGCCATGCCGTGGCAGCAATCACAGTTGCAAGACCCGTTCGTTGATGACGGCGTGCGGTTTGACCCCGCGTTGAATGAACTGGAGTTTTACGTTTACGATCACCACCCGGGCAGCACAGCACCCGTTAGTATGCTGAGCGGTGATTGGTATCCGTCAACGGAAGTGCTGCACCTATACCGACAGGAACGACCGGGGCAGACGCGCGGAATTCCACGGGCAACACCTGCACTGCAAACGCTGCCGATCATGCGACGGCAGGAACTGGCGACACTGTTCAGCGCAGAGACCGCGGCAAACTTCGCCATGTATCTGAAGTCCACCGGTTCAGCGGTCACACCCGCAGCATCCGGTGCAGACTTCGCTGAGATTGAGTTGACGCGGAACATGCTGACGACGTTGCCCGAGGGCTGGGAAATCGGACAGGTTGAGCCGAAGCAACCAGGGCCGTTGTACGAGATGTTCCAGCGTCAGGCGTTGATGAGTTTCTGCCGTTGTACCAACATGCCCTACACGCTGGCCGCAGGCACCGGGAAGGATGCGAATTTCTCCAGCTTCAAGGGCGACATGGCGAACGTGTGGGCGCCTGAAGTTCACGTCGAGCGCGACCGCATCACATGGGCAATCGTGGAGCGTGTCTGGCATTGGTTTCTTGAGTCCGCCGTGTTTGTGCCGGGGCTGTTGTCCGGTATGCCGCGGATCGAGGAAATCAACCATCAGTGGACGTGGCCACCGCTGCCGGAATTGGATGCGACGGAAGCCGCAGATGCTGCAGCCGTCAGACTATCTACCGGGCAGAGCACGTTGTCGGAAGAGCACGCGCGACGCGGCAAAGAATGGGAGATGGAAGCCACCCGCGCAGCCGCAGACTTCGGCGTGTCCGTTGAGGAATACAAGCGGGCTGTGTTCGAAAAGACCTTCGAGGTTCAGCCCGGCGGAGGCGGCGTAACAGATCCGGCAACGGGTGCGGCGACTGCCGTTGCCGATACAGCGATGAACGGGGCGCAGGTCGCGTCAATCGTGTCAATCATCGCGCAGGTTGGTCAGGGGATCATTCCACGAGATACTGCCCGGGCTTTGATTCGTTCGGCGTTCCCCGCGGTGCCACTGCAGAACGTCGAGGAAATGCTGGCACCGTTTGCCGTCGTGACGCCGCAAGTCGATCAGACGCAGCCCCAGCAGCCCGCGGCAGGTGTTGCTGGCGAGTATACCACACTCGGACAGCGAGCATTCACGAACAACCAGAAACGCATTCGGCGAGTTCTGGAGGACGTGCAAACGGGCGATATGTCGCGCGTCATGGCAGAGCAGACGCTGGCCACAATTGGACTGCAGCCTGAACGGATTGCGGCACTGCTGGACGACGTGCTTTCCGGAGACGGCGTAAGCGACGATGAACTATCCGAGGTCGAAGCCGCAGCCGATTTGAAGGCCGCGGGCAAATACGATGACATCGACTTCACGCCACCCGAGGGCGTTCGCAAAGAGGCACAAAAGGGACTCGATTGGAGGAGCGAATTCGGGCGTGGTGGAACTGCCGTTGGTATCGCACGGGCACGGGATCTGAGCAACGGAAAGGCCGTCAGTCCCGAGACGATCAGCCGCATGGTTCGGTATTTCTCCCGGCATGAGGTTGACAAAAAAGGCGAAGGCTATTCCCCGGGTGAAGATGGGTTCCCGAGCAAAGGCCGCATCGCGTGGGCATTGTGGGGCGGAGATCCCGGAGCCGCATGGGCGCGGAAAGTTTTCGAACAGATGCGATCGAGGGACAAGAAACAATGAAGCCAATCACCCTGACAGCACCACTGCAATTGAAGGCCGCGGAAGGCACAAAGCCGCGACGGTTCAGCATCCTCGCGTACACTGGCGGACCGTTGCCGGTGAGCGGGTTTGCGTTGCCGGTTGTCGTGGATCTGGCAGGACTGGAGACACCCGGCAACGTTCCGATTCTGCTGGACCACAGCAACACCGTGGAGGACACGCTGGGCGTCACCGACACCATTGAGAACGACGGGGAAAGCCTGATGCTGGCGGGACCAGTCACAGGCGTTTCCGCAAAGGTGGCTGGCGTTCTCGAACAGGGTGCGAAGGGCCAGCAATGGCAGGCGTCCATCGGGGCGCGGATCATCGAGGAAATTGAGATACAAGCGGGCGAGTCTGTTGAGGTGAATGGGCGTGTTCAAACAGGTCCATTCATCCTCGCTCGTCGCGCAGTCTTGCGGGAGACATCCGTTCTGCCAATGGGGGCAGACGGGGCCACCGCAGTTAACCTGGCAGCCGCGGCTGCCCTTGCAGGAGTTGCAGCCGTGTCTTTCGAAGATTGGCTGAAAGAGTTGGGGTTGTCCCTGGACAACATGACACCAGAGAATCAGGCCGCGTTGATGCAGGCCTGGGAAATGAAGTCAGCGGCACCGGTGCAGGCTGAACAACACATGGACCCGCAAAAGAAAGAGGTGGCAGCAATGCCGACGAATCCAGAAAAGACCGCTGCCGCTGGTGCGGTCAATGACCTTCAGGCTGCTGCCGATCTGCGAAAGCAGATTGCCGGTGTGTACCGTCAGCAGGCAGAGATTCAGGCGAAGGCAGCCGGACATCCGGACGTGATTGCGGCTGCACTGGAAAACAACTGGTCAGCCGACAAGGTGGAACTCGAAATCCTGAAGCGACAGGTGAGCAGTGGACGCACCCGCCCGAGTTCGTTCGTGTCAGCGCAGAACGGCGGAGATCCGACGCGGATTCTGCAGGCCGGGCTGAGCATGGCACGCGGGCACAAAGGCACCGAAAAGGAATTCAGCGACGCCGAACTGCAGGCCGCGCACACCCAGTTCAAGGGCCGCATCGGACTGCAGCAGGTCATGCTGATGGCCGCAGCAGCAAACGGCATGAACGTCATGCCGGGAACGAAGCTGCATGACGGCAACCTGCGAGAGACGATGGAGTTCGCATTTGCTCGCAACCTGCAGGCCGGATTCAGCACCGTCAGTCTGCCGGGCATCTTCAGCAATTTGGCCAACAAAGAACTGCTGCAGGGCTTTGAGGAAGTCGCCAACAACTGGACCGAGATTGCAGAGATCAAGTCCGTTGCCGACTTCAAGCTCCACACCAGTTATCGCTTGCTGGATGACATGGAGTACGAGGAGCTTGGTCCCGGTGGCGTGATCAAGCACGGCAAGATCAGCGAAGAGTCGTACACGCGATCGGCTGACACCTACGCGAAGATGTTCAGTTTGACCCGTCGCGACATCATCAACGACGATCTGGGCGCGTTCGACGATTTGCGAACACGTCTCGGACGTGGTGCAGCCCGTCGCCTGAATCGTCTGGTGTGGACGACGTTCCTGAGCAACCACACCACCTTCTGGACGACTGCCCGGACGAACTACATCGAGGGCGGCACAACCAACCTCGGCACCGATGGCGTTGGTCTGTCGTTGGGCGTGAAGGCATTCCGGCAGCGTAAGTCTCCGCTGGTGACTGGAGCTGAAGAAACCAGCCGGATGACGCTGGGCGGACAGCCAACAAAGCTGCTCGTTCCGCCGGAACTGGAATCGGTCGCCGAAGCGTTGTATGTGGCACGCAACCTGAATGCAGTGAAGGCATCAGACGCCAATATTCACGCTGGCAAGTATCGCCCGGTCATTGCATCAGAACTGTCCGACAGTGCGTATAGTGGCGGTTACTCTTCTACCGCATGGTACCTGTTTGATGACATTATGAAGCCGGTTGTGGTTTCGTTCCTGAATGGTCAGCGAAGCCCGACAGTTGAATCTGCCGATGCAGATTTCAACACGCTGGGCATCCAGTTGCGTGGGTACCATGACTTCGGCTGTTCACAGTCCGAATACCTGGCAGGCGTCAAGAGCAAGGGTGCAGCCTGATCCGACACCCGGCAGCAGGTGCTGCCGGGATTCATTCCGAATCCATTCCATGAGGAGAAGATACAGATGGCTCAGAGTCCCGCATTTCTCTACAGCGACGATGACGCTGTGGACTACACACCAGCAGCCGCAAAGATCGGCGGTGACGTGGTTGTGTCCGGTGGTATTGTTGGTGTGACCGCGACCGATTTGGCAGCGAGCGAAAAGGGTTCGCTGGCAATCGAGGGAATCTTTCAGGTGCCGAAGACCACAGCCGCATGGGTTGCCGGTCAGCCGTGTTACTGGAACGCGACCGGCGATCCGGACAGCGGCGATGCAGGCAGCGGCGCAGCCAACCAGTTGGGCAACGGCGTCTACATGGGCATCGCCGTTCAGGCGCAGGCATCCGGCGACAATACCGGGCTGGTGATTCTGAATGCCCCAATGCCCACAACGCAGGCCGCAGTGACTGCAACTGCAACGGGTGCGACCACCGGACTCATTCCGGCAGGTGCCACATTCGTGACCGTCACCAGCGCAAACGCCGATCATCAGATCAGCCTGCCCGCCGGTTACATTGGTCAGGTCATGCGGATTCTTGTGGGCACAACCGCCTGCGAACTGATTTCCGCAGTTGCTGCTGACAAGGTCAACGAAGTCGTCGTGGGTGCAACGAACGAGTTGGCACTGACAGCCGAAGCCCTCTACACGTGCGTTTACACGAAGAGCGGGTTCTGGATTGTCACCGGGCTGACGAAGTTGGGTGCCGCGATTGCTACACTCGTTCCGGACGCACGCTGAGAGAGGTTGAGACGTGAGCGACTTCGACGACGCGATTGGAGAGATGGTGACAGACTTGCTGGCGGAAGCCGGTCAGGCCGTCACCTATTTCCGCGGCGTCGAGTCGCACGCAGTCACAGCACGCAAGGCTGCAGGGCGCACGCAGTTTGTTGATTTGGGTAACGGGCAAATCGTCGAGGTTCGCCCGGTGGATTGGATACTGCTGCAGGCGGATTTGCCGTATCCACAACCGCAGGCCGGAGACGTGATTTTGTCTGCCGGTTTGCGTTACGAGCTGCAGCCATTTGCGGGGGAAAAAGTCTTCCGTCAGACTTCCCCGCAGATGGTTCGGCTGCACTCTAAAATGATCGGCGGTGTGATATGAGCACACTGGCACCGTCAACGGAAGCCGTCAATGCGATTGTCGCACGGATCAATGCGGGGACAACGTACACGCTGGATCTGAAAGCCGAAGCACGCGAATTGATTGTTGACCCGACGGAGGAAGTCACAGAGTTGCGTGTGGACGTGTGCTATGAGTCTGAGCAGCAGTTGTTTGAGACGCTGGACGCAGTGGACAACACGCAGCACGCAATCCGGATCTGGGTCAGAAAAAAGGTGGCGGACATCA